ACATTTTTCTCCGCCACCGCCTTAGAACATAGTTGAATAGCTCTCTCTTTAAAATATGGGCTTAATTCGGCATTGCCGCTGCCATAATTCCATAGATCCGCTACTCCCCTTGCAATAACTCCGGCAGAGCTTTTATTATCAACAACCTCCTGGCTACATCCACCATCCATTAGGTATTGCTTAACCTCTTCAATATAAACATTTAATGTCTCATCGAAATAATTGTTACCCTGTAACCCTAGAGCCGTCTTTACTGTTGTTAAAATATCAAACTCTGCCATTGTTACCTCCTACTTCTTTTCTTTGGCCGCTGTTTTAGCCGCCTTTTTAGTTTTTTCTGGCTTTTCTGCTTCAGCTTCCTTTTCTGCTTCAGCTTCCTTTTCTGCTTCGGATTCTTCTGCTTCGGATTCTTCTGCTTCAGCTTCCTCTTCTTCCTCAGCCATCTCTTTTAATGTTTCTTCAATAACATTAGGATCCGTAATGATAATATCATCGCCATCTACATGGCCAATAACTTCTCCATCTACAAGGAAATTGCCATTTTCATCGATCTCTCCTGCTGTTACTTCTTCTTTTTCTTCTTCTTTTTCTTCAACAACTAGCTTTAAAGCAATTAATTTCTTTGCTTTTGCCTCGTCAAAGTCTTTAGTTTCGTCTTTTTCAACGATGCGGAGTAAATCCGCATCGTAATATCCATTAATCGCTCTAATCTTCATATGTAGCCTCCTAGTTAGCTGCTAAAGTTACTACTACAAAGCCCTTATCTACTGTAATGTTACCGCCTAACATTACTTCTCCTAATACAGCTAACATTCTTTCGCCAAACTTATAATCTTCGGAAACTCTTACTTCGTAATCTCCGAATAAGTCTAACTTATAGTTTGTTGGATCTCCGTAAACCATAGTTTTAACCGGAGCAGATCCCTTAACAGCGCCTGTTAATGCCTTACATTCGGAGTTGATGCAGTAAGGCACGGATAAGCCGCCATCCTTAATGATTCCTGTGTTTGGATTAGTTCCGTTAGGAATGATTTCATAAACAGCTTTCTTTTCGCTTGTTCCTCTTACATCGCCAAATGCGATTAAGTCAGCTTTGTTGAGATATAAAACTGCATTTGCTCCGATGTTTTCGTTTCCGCCATATGCAAATACGATGTTTCTTAATGTCTTTTCATCGATTGCAGCCGCATCTACTGTTAAAGTATCGTAGATTGCTTCTGGAGTTTCTTCAGTATTTACAGCATTGATAATTCCGTAAGGCTGTGTAGAGCCGTTACCGGAAATGATTAACTTTGCAGCCTTAGTTCTTAAAGCCTGCATAGCGCATTCCTGTACCTTTTCAGCATACTTAACATTAGTCTGCTTTCTAATTTCTCTAGATACATAAGTAAGAGTATCAACTAAGAACGGCTTAATAGCTGCGGATCTAAACACAGGATCGGATTCAGCTGAAGCTTTTCCATCTTCGGCCATGTCTGCATTTTGGATAGACTTAACATAAGCTGCCTTATCTTCGCCCATGCCTGTAGCATCTTCAACTCTTACCTGGTCGACGATAGAGCTTACAGTATTCTGTGCATCATTGATGCCGGATGCCTTAGTAGGTTTTGCAAGAGTGCCTGTGCCTAATAAGATGGATCTAGCCTCTGCGCCCTCAATAGTCATTCTATTAGTTTCTACTAAGTTCTTAGCTCTCTGTTCTACTTCTTTTTCTTCCTTGCCAGATACGCCAAATGTAGCGATTGGGCTAAAGCCTCTCTGCTGTGGCTGATCTAATGCTGCAAGCTGTTCCTTTGCTGCTCTAATTTCTTCGTTAACTGCTTCAAGCTGATCGCCTAAAGATCTTACTTCGTCTGCAGTTTCCGCTGTCTTAACAGCCTCTTTGATTTCGTTTGCTCTAGCTTCTTTCTTAGTAATTAAGTTCTGTAAAAAGTCTTTCATGGTTTATTTTCCTCCATATAAAATTTCTAACTTCATTTTTTCAAGTTCAAGGGCAGCAGCTCTCTTTTCGGCCTCCGCCTCTTTTTCTTCCTGCTCTTTTGCGGCCTCCACCGCATTTTTAGCCGCCTCCGCAGTTTCTTTCTCCCTCGCACTTATTTGCGTTGCTTCGTAAGCAGGGAATGTAACGGCAGAAACTTCTATTACAGAGCCGATTTTTTTAATGTGTCTAATCGGATAATCTGTATCTAGTGCTTTCCACTCTTCCTCTGCTACTGAAAACATAAAGCTCATGCCGGAAATATCGCCTCTCTTTACCTCGCTATAAAGAGTTGCTGCTAACGGATTGTTTTTAACATCCAATCCGGCATCTATATCTAATCCATCTTTTGAGATGGCTAGATTCATAGTATTTGTTTCTCTGTTTCTTTTGAATCTTGCAAATACATTTGATGTATCATGGTTCTTGCAAAATCTAACATCGGATAAATCCGCTTCATCTAAAGCGCCCTCATCAATAACCTCTCCAAAGTATCCGCATATGTCAGTTTGTGAGCCAAATACGATTGGTCGGCCTTGAATTCTTGTTTCTTCTTCGCCAGCTGCTGCTCTTACTTCTGCAACAAAGCCTCTTCTTATAAGTTCCAAGTTATTCCCCATTGGATCCTCCTTTTTCTTTTAATTGATATTTCGCTGCAATCTCTACATTTACATAGTTCAAAGATTGCATTCTTACGCCTTGTAACTCTGGTAAAGGCATTAATCCGAATGCTATTCTCTTTTCGTTTTCGTAAAGAGAGCCTGCATCTCCTAACAATCTGATCATTTCTAACTTTTGTTCGGTTTTCATAAAAACTAAATCTCTAGTTAGAAAAGTAATCCTATTTCCGAAATTTCTCTCATCCTCTGTAAAGATAGTTTTAGTAAATGCCTGGCTTATTTTAATTACTAACGGCTCTAATGTCTTTTGATAGAAAGCCTCATACTGATCCTTTGTGTAATCTCCGGTTAAGATTGGGAGACTTACTCCGAAATGTCTTAGTATCTTCGAATCAATAAACTCTAGCGTTTTCTCATCTACAAGCTGTATGTCTTTTTTAATTGGGATAAATTCGCCTTTTAAATCTAGCCCTAAAAATCCAGAGGCGTTATTGTCGAGTTGCTCCTGCAATGCCTTTAAATTGGCATCCATTTTTTCGCCATCAAGAATTGTGTTATACTTCACAACTCCATTTACAGCAAAGCTACTTTCTACAGCCTTAGATATTCCTTGCAGTAGGTTATGATTAAGCTCTACGCTTTGAATTAATACATCTAAATCCGGATTGCCGCTCTCATTTCCGCCCATCAATTCATTTACAGCAAACTTGTGGCGAATATGGATTATGTCGGAATATCTTAGTTCCGCTTTATATCCGTTTTTAAACTCAAGTTCTATATAAAGCTGTTCGTTTGCATCCGTTTTAAAAACAACATTTTTAGGCGATACCGGATATAATGCTTTTAAATTTTTCCCATCAAATACAGGAACAATAAATGCGTTATATGTAAGATATAATTGATAAGTAATCTTCTCTAAAAAGTCGCTGCAGCTCATCGTAGGATTAGGATTCATTAATACCTTTTGAACATGGCCAGATACCGGAACACTATCCGCCCCATCTTTCTTGATGTGCTGAGGATTAAGTTTACTCATCTCGGAGGCAATACATTCAATCGCCTGCTGTACTACATCATAGCTATATACATCTCCGCCAAATTGTCTAAAAATTGGAGTTCTGCCGGATAGCATTGGAGCATATTTGTAGTTTGTTATTTTGTTTTTTATAAAGTCTAAAAATCCTATTTTTCTCGCCTCCTTACATTCTTCCTAATATGTCGGATCTGTAACGCCTGTATATTTCATACAAAATAATCAAGTTTACAGCTCCATCTATTTTCCTTGCGGCTTGATTGTTTATCTTTACACATAAAACATTGCCCAAGTTGTCTATTTCCATCGATGCATTTCCCAAGCACCATTGGTCTACAGGATTTTCGTTGTAGTTAATAAGCTGCGATTTCAAATCGGCCTCTACAAGCTTCATAGGATTGCTCATTACAAATTTGTTTTGCAATACCATTTCACATTCAAATCCGTAGTATTCCATTTGCTTTAAGAATTCCTTTGAAAACTTAACATCGTAGCCGCACTTATAAAGCCTCAAGCCATATTCTTTGTATAGCTGATAAAACCAATCTGCTACTTTAGTTAGGTCTACATCGTTTCCCTCGCAAATGGTAATATATCCATC